CGGACATAGTTATTGATGCGGCATCATCCTCTCCCATCACCATCGTATCTACCAACATCCAATCATTCGTTGGTGGGGTATTATTGGCAAATGAAAATCAGACTTACCAAGATGGTTGGATAAAGGCGAATGACACGGTAAAACTCATATTTGAAACAAATGAAGATATTAAACCTCCCACGATTACTTTTAAAACAGGCGGGACTACATTTTCAGATTCTGTTAATATAAGTGGTTCGGTCACGACTACTCCTACTACCTCAGACGCTAAAAATTGGTTATCAACATATACTACCGATGCCGCTGATACGGAAGGAGAAATTTTTTATAAAATAGACTTCGAGGATTTGGCGGGAAATCAAGGAACCTCTTTGACAAATGATGCTGACCTGTCTCTAAAATATGATAAAACTCCTCCAATAATAGCCGATGATTTTTCTTATCATAATCACAGTTTTATTTTTAATGCCCCCGTTTTATTATTGAGTTATACTTTAACTCATCAAAACAGTCCAATGAAAAGCGGGGAAATTAAATTTATGAACACTTTGTCTAACCCCCCCACTCAGGATTTGTCATATTATTTAGATTCTAATCAGTTATCAGGGTATGTATCTGGTATAACAATCCCAAATTTGAGCACCCTACTTAAAGACGGTTCAGGATATAATATTGATTTTATGGTGACCGATAAAGCAGGAAATCAAACTACGCTGACACGCACTAATGTAACCTTTTATGACGTCCCAGTACCTATCACGCAGAATAATTTTAAAACTGCGGCGAATGACTGGACGGGTACAGATACGGTGCAACACCCCACACGAACACGTGACTATCCAGGAAAGTGGGGGGATATAGTTGATTGGAATACAGATGAGGTAACCAATATGAGTGGCGCATTTACAGGAAAAACGACATTTAACGCCAATATTACAAAATGGAACACCGCTAAGGTAACTAATATGACAAGCATGTTTGAAAATGCCAGCAGTTTTACGCAAGATATCAGTGGTTGGGATACAAACAATGTAACTTATATGAATAAAATGTTTAAAGATGCAAGTTCGTTTAATACAAATTTATTAACTGTTATTAATAAGTGGAACGTGAGTAAAGTTGGCTATATGGCATATATGTTTAGTGGAGCAAATAATTTCCATGGAGATATAAGTAACTGGGATATAGAATCTGTAACTGATGCACGTGAAATGTTTTATAATGCTCTTAAATTTAATCAGGATATCAGTGGTTGGGTGACAAATAATATAACGGATATGAGTGGTATGTTTTATGGTGCCGCTAAATTTAATAAAATACTTCTCAAATGGAATGTAGGAAAAGTTACGACGTTCGCGAATATGTTTGAAGGTGCTACTGATTTGTTACATATATGGAACCCTCATCTTTCAAATAATACTACCCCTACTAAAGATTTTTTTACAACATCAATTACACAGGCAAATATTAAACCCTCCGCTGATTTATGGTCAAATCATGTATCTATAGCAACAGAAGCATATGGGGATATACGTGACTGGGATATCAGCGGTTGTTACAACCTTAGCGGTTTATTTAAAAATATTACCACATTTAACAGTGATATTACAAATTGGGACACCTCCGCGGTGACTACTATGACCAGCATGTTTGAAAATGCCAGCGGGTTTAATCAGGATATTAGTGGTTGGAATACATCACAAGTGAGAACTATAAATAAAATGTTTAAAGGGGCGCGTTCATTTAATAGAGATTTATTAACTGATAGTAATAAGTGGAATATAGGTATAGTCACGGAGATGTCGCATATGTTTAACGGGGCAACTAATTTTAATGGGAATATAAGCAATTGGGTAATAAATACAGACCTAACAAGTTTAGAGGGCGTCTTTTCTAATACTGGTGTATTTAATGAGGATATAAGCGGTTGGGACGTCTCTGGTGTAACAAATATGAGCGAAATGTTTTTAAATGCTTCTGGATATACGGGTTACGGTATAACTAATTGGGATGTGCCCGACAATATAATTTTAACAAATATGTTTTTAAATGCCCCCGATATGGTTAATAAATGGAGCACACATCCTTCATTTGCCCCAGTGTCCACCGGTACGCCTTCGTATTTATTCTTCAGAACGACACCTATCACACAGGACAATATCTATATAGCAGTAGATAAATATACCGCGGACCCGGTCGTAGGCAAGGCAGCATATGGTTTAATTGGTAACTGGGATATCAGTAGTTGTCACGACCTGAGTGGTTTATTCAAAAATAAGACTAATTTTAACGAAGATATAAGTAACTGGACTGCCACCAATGTTACAAATATGAGTGATATATTTAATGGATGTCAGAAATTCGCACAGGATCTCAGTGGTTGGGATACAAGTAACGTAACTGATATGAGTGGTATGTTTAGTAATTGTTGGAAATTTGACTCCTATATAAATACTAATGGGGGTAAATGGGATGTATCCAAAGTAACTGACATGGCATATATGTTCTCTAATGCCAAGGACTTCTCGGGTGATATTAGCGACTGGGAGACTGCCAAAGTTAAAAATATGAGTAGCATGTTTTTTGGAACTCTAAAATTCAATCAAAATATAAATACTAATGGGGGTAAATGGGATGTATCCAAAGTAACTGATATGTCGCATATGTTCGGAGGCAGCAGTAATGGTACATTTCTCTACAGAAATATATTTAATCAAGATATATCTGGCTGGGATGTAAGTAAGTGTACTGATATGGAGGGAATGTTCGCATATAATAAGGCATTTAATCGAGATATAACTAAATGGGCGATAGGCACAGTAGACGCACCTTACACTAAATTTAAAGATATGTTTAAAAATGATATTACCGATCTAAGTAACAATCCCTTTTCAGATAAATGGAAGGCCAAAATTGGTTGGAACGGAGGAGGGACATCGCCTCCATCAGAAGGTTGGCCTTCTGTTAAATTCTTCCAAGATATTCTAGTTGAAGTAAGTGATTTTAAACTTACTACTAATAATGACGGTACTGATAAACGTGCGGGTTATTCGGCAGTGTCTGGTGCCACAGTTACACTGACATTTACAACCAATTCCCCCGCTGGACCATGGGAAGTGATTTTTAATTCGGGGGGGAATAGTATTGGTACGAATGTTACTGTCACTGTAAGTGATTATACAGTAACGGCTGAGTATTATTGTAGTGGCGCTGACACGGAAGGTGATATTTCATATATTGTTAAATACTTTCCTTATGGTGGGGGGGAAGCAAAACTATTTTTACCTAATTCTAATGATATTGCTACAACCGTAATATTTGATAAAACTCCGCCTACTCTAACCACAGTTTCTATAGTGAGTAATAATAGTTATGATAATTCGCTGGGTAAACCTGGTGATACCGTCACCTTAACATTTACCGCATCTGAACAACTTAAAAATTCTCCTGATGTAACTTTTAAATCAAATGGTTATGGTGTGGGTCCAATTACAACAACAAATATAATAAATACTACGTGGATATCTCAATATACCATACGCGACATAGATATAGAAGGTTTAATTACTTTTACAATTAACTTCATTGATTTGTCCAATATAGCAGGGGAGGAAGTGGCGGGTACAACTAATAATACGTCTGTTATATTTTCGGTTAACAATAAAGTAGTTGTTGATGCCTCTGGGGGTCTTCCAAACAATTCAATAACAGATTCATTAACACAAGAATTAATCTTTACAATAACGGAGCCTACTAATGATTTTACTATAAATAATATAATAACTACTAATAATACCCTCAGTAATTTTAAAAAGGACCCTAGTGGAAATAATAAAAAATATACAGCAACCTCGGTCTCTATTGGGGGGTGGAATTATATTCGTATAGAAGGTGGGACGTTTAGAAGTTTAGCAGGTAATATGAATGTTACTACCGATTTCTCCTGGAAATTCCAAATAAATCTAGTAGATAGTAACATTAGGGATGCCGTAAATACCTGGGTAAGTGATTCTACAAAAGCAATAGATTTATATGGACATATTATTAACTGGGATACGTCTAATATAACAAATATGAGCGGATTGTTTAAAAATAAAACGTTATTTAATAATGATATCACTAACTGGGATACGACTAAAGTAACTGATATGTCTGAGATGTTTATGGGGGCGGCGGCCTTCAACCAAAATATTAAGACTGTACCTGTCTCCACCGCCGGCAGTGCTAAATGGAATACTGACAAGGTTACATCTATGAGATATATGTTCTATGGAGCAACTGCCTTTAATCAAGATCTTAGTAGTTGGGGGGCGGATCTCGGTAACTCCGATATTACAGGGTTTTCATCCAAATTTGGAGGAAAAAGTAATATATACAATATTAATAAAACAATAAAAGATACTTGGGAATTCAAACTTTAATTTAAATCTTAATTATAATGTAAAGGTATCATAATTCTTTTGTTATTACAGCACCGCATTAATTTGTCTGTCATAGTTTTATATAAATCATCATGATTATTATATAAATCCATGAATAATATATTAGGTTTGTCAATATTATTTAACTGATGTAACACATCATATAAATTAAACAAGGCTTCATTAATGTCACCCTTTTCACTTAAATCTACATACCCTGCCGAAAGATCCTTTTTTTCCATATTTCTTTTTCCAAAATCCACTAAAATGCTGCTATTTAGATATTTTAAAGTATATGAGTTAATTGTTTCATCCAACCTTTCAGATGTTACAAAATTTGTCAGAAGACATTTTTTATCAATACCGTAATGTTCACTTGCTACTCCATGACTTTTATCTTCATTACGACAAATAGTATAACTTAAGGATTTTTTATTTAAAACCTCCTCTATAGCACTTTTTGTAATTATACCCGGTCTCAGTATATGAAGACTATTATTAACTATTTTAACTATTGTATTTTCAATGCCATATTTAGGATTTTCAGGATCAACAAGAGCAGTAATACACTTTATTTTACCGAAATAATTTTTTACATGATTAATATGGGTACAACTGGTCTTTTTATTTATATTGGCCGATGTAGTTATAATGGGAGCATTAATTTCATTCATAATATTTTTAACAATTGAGTGGGACGAAGTTTCCATACTTATATAAGAGTTGGCAGTGAATAAGGGGTTCTTTAAATGAGTTTTGACAACAATAGTTAGCATTCCCGGCCAAAATTCTTTAATAAGTGTTTCTATAATTTGAAGTTCCTGCTCACTCATCATTGGTATATCCATTAATGATTTAGCCATTTCGTAATCCTTTACTAATACTCCCAACGGGTTATCCATATCACGTTTTTTTAGCATATAGATCTTTTCAATGGATTCCTTGTTAAAAATATTTGTATTAAGGGTATAGACGCCATTAGACGGGAGTATTACTATTTCTCCATCATTTATTTCCCCAACTATTTTAAGTCGTGACGACGCTGAGTCCTTTAAGATATTCATATTATTAATATTTTTTAATAAGATAAATATTATTTCAAATTTATTAAATTAGATAACACATAATAATTATATTGTTTCTAAAAAATTTTTAGAAGATTAAATACGTATATACCGTTCTTGATATTTACGGGTTCTACATGAGAATGAATATTTATTAAAGGTATTGTTCTACGAATTGTGTTTAGTATATACTATATTAAGTAACTATTTAATATTTATCCTATACCCATATTTAATATAACTATTCTAACATTTTTTTATATTTATATGTTAATATGTTTGATGTCATAATTATAGGTGGTGGGATAGCCGGATTAAATGCTTCTCTAAAATTATCAAAAAACAATAGAATTTTATTACTTGATAACCGAAGTTATTTAGGAGGGAGAATAATAACACATAAAAAACCAGTATATGAAATAGGCGGAGCACGGTTTAATACTTCCCATAAAAGACTTATTAAATTTGTCAAAAAATATGATTTGCCGACATATAAACTTAATAAAACTATTGATTTTGTAGATAATAAAACTAAAATACTAAAAAAGGATGTTAACCGTGATATCGACGGTTTTTTCAAGGACATTATTCAAAAATCACATATGTTGCCTAAAGAAAAACTTATAACTATGACATTTAAAGATTTGTGCCTATTATATAAAAGTAAATCCATTGTTACTAAAATAATATCGTTTTTCGGTTATAGATCAGAATTTGATTCACTAAACGCCTATGACGCCCTAAGATGTATTAAAGGCGATTTTAATGGCAATAAATTTTATTATGTAATACAGGGGGGGTTGTCACGTTTATGTGAAAAAATCGGTGCTGATATTAAGAGTAACGGTGGGAAAATAAAACTAAAAACCTATATAACAGATGTTACTAAAATTAATAATTCATTTACCGTCAAGGATCGCACAGGGCATACATGGACTGGTCATAAAATAATATTCGCCGTAAAACCCCATCAATTAAAACAGTTTCCAGCATTAAAATCTATCCATCAGTATATCCAAAATATTAATCGCGTTCCACTAATTCGTATATATGCCAAATATAATGTTGGTAAAAATGGAGTTTGGTTTAAAGGAATGAATAGAACAACCACAAATTCTTTTTTAAGACATATAATTCCCATGAATGAATCAACTGGTTTAATAATGATTTCATATACCGACGATAAGGATACACAGGTGTATTTTAAAAATAATAAATTATTAGATACTATCACGATCAACGATAAAATTCATAAAGAAGTCTGTCGTTTATTCCCAGACAAATCTATACCAAAACCAACTTATTTCAAATGTCATTTATGGACCGAGGGTGTCCATTTTTGGAGAAAAGGGTCCGATTCCCAGAAAATTTTTAAAAAAATATTAAACCCTGAAAAAAATATTTTTATATGCGGGGAAGGTTTTTCTCTTAACCAAGCATGGATTGAGGGGGCATTAGATACATCAGATAGAGTTGTAGACTTCATAAATAAATAAATCTGGTTAAAATTAGGTTCGTAGCTTTAATTCTCGTTTAAAGTCGTAGTTTGTTAATACATAACCCCAATGTTGTAAAGTTTGACGGATCGCGGGACTTATAGAAATATCATTAAAGGTCCCTTCTTTTTTGAGTATTAAAGTGATAAGCCATTTTCTAAATCTTCCATTTGGACCCGCCAAACCCGCCCAGCGAGAAATCTGACGACTGTCGTCGGGGCAACGCTTTCCTTGAAAAAAATCGCAATACCATTGAACCCAACCATATGGATGATATCGGGTAATCCAGTTTTTATCTTCCCAAGCACTAAGTGTCGAACCGACCTTTTTATTATATTTATTAACTGATTTATCATAATCTTCCCATTTATTTATTAAATAATTATCGGGTATATCCTTCCACCAACTTTTAGGATATTTCATATGTTGGTTAGTTAAGTCTTTATTTGTAATGGAAGAATATATTGGTCGCCAATATGTTCCCCCAAAACTACCTAACTTGAAAATTTCTGCGGGACTAAGATTGGGTGTAAATTTGGGATAACCTGGAAAATTATAAGTGCCATTTTTAAGGCGACATTTGTGCTTCATATATTATAATATTATATTTTATTTAACTGAAATAGGCGACAAAATTCTAATGATTAAATTAATACTGAATGTCTAATAATATTTTTACTTAAAATTCATTCGTATAAATTCATAAAAAAAATCCAAATACTTATATTATATGACTGACTCTAAGAAATATTATAAAATTATGGGACTTGATAAAGATGCTACGGAAAAAGACATTAAAAAGATGTACCGAAAATTGGCATTACAATATCATCCTGATAAAAATCCTGGAAATCAAGAAGCCGAAGAAATGTTTAAAAAAATATCGGAGGCATACCAAGTTTTATCGGACACAACAAAACGGGCGGAATATGACAATACCTCCCTGAGTTCCCCCTTTGTATTTTCTAGAGGACACGGTTTTAATCCATTTACTATGTTTAATAATTTTCAAAGGACGCACACTCATAATGTTAATGGGATAAATTTTTCCACATCATTTGGTTCAAATGTTCAATTTACGTCTACCTCAACGCAAACTACAATTCGCGATGGTAAAAGAATTGTTACTACAATACATACATCTAATGGAAAAACGACAAAAACAATAGAGGAATTTCCAATGTAATAAATATATAAAAATATCTTTTTATAGTAATATATAAAATGAGTTCATTAGAAGAAGATTTTGAAAAAGCAATGGAAGATATAAAAAAAATAGCAAATGACTTAAAAAAAACCGATGCGTTACAACTATATGGGTTGTATAAACAAGCAAATTTCGGAAAAAATACCACCCTTAAACCAAGTATATTTAATTTTAAAGGTTGGCAGAAATGGAATGCGTGGACCGCGGTTTCGGAATTATCCAGCGACGAAGCAAAAACCCAATATATTGCTTTAGTTCAAAAAATATATGATGAACTTATTTAAATATATATAAGTGTTACAACATACTGAATACGCCGCATGGATTAATTAGATAAACAACCGGACCGCATTTATTGATAACCTTAAAATTAAATATATAAATTAATTTGATAATTTATATATTGAATTTATCGTAATTATAACTTTCATAGTTTAAATAACTATGTCCAAATCAATAGAAAATACAGAAGTGATGGAGTTAAATAAGGATTCTCAACCAACTGATACCTGTGCTATTTGCTGTGGAGAACTTAATGATGCCCGGGCAATCACTAAATGCGGACATACGTTTTGTACAGAATGTCTGTTAAATGCGGTAGCTAAAAATTCTGGTTCAGAAGAGGGGACGACTCGTAATAGATGTCCCTTATGTAGAGAACTAATTTGTGACGAGGTTGTGCCTAGTGCTCCTGTGACGATACGTCTACGGGATATGAGAGAACAATTAGAAGAGGCGGATAATAAAATAAATGATATGGATAAGGCATATTATAATACTCTTCAATTTTATAGAAAGGATAAACTTCAGCTGATTGCCGTGAATACAAAGTTGGCGACCGAGTGTGATATGTATATGGAACGCTCCCGAATCCAATCTAGTAATATTGCGGAACTTGGTGTAAAATGTTCTATAAATGAAAAACATTTAGTTCAACGTGCCGATAAAATACTTGAACTTGAGGAAAAGTTAAAAATAGCAGAGTATACCACATATATTAGAGGCGGGGAAATATCCAAACTTCGTAAACTTCTTCCTAATGAATCTGCCTCATTGCGAAAACCCCAATTCACATTTGGTCAACCCAAATTCTTATTCAAGAACACGAACGATCAACCAGGGATCTTCGTATTTGGAGAAAATAAGTTTACCACTCAAACTAAATTTACATTTGGATAATATTTATAGGATTTGGTAATTAAGATTTATAAAATTTAAATCTCAATAATATAAGATATTTTTTCTTATATTATAATAGATGTACTCAAAAATAACAAATCCAAAAACTGGACGAAAAGTAGATGTAAATGGTAGATTAGGAAAAAATATAGTAAGAAACTACCTTATGGTTTTAAACGGCGGGGCGGCTATAAAAAATATGATTATATTATAGATCCGAGTAGAGAGAAGGAAAATGTACTCCATATTATTTCCTGGCGAGGAATTATTGGCGACGAATCAGTGCCAAAGTGGGATCCGGTCATGGTCCATTTATTCCGAAAACACGCAGTATTAATATCGTCTCAACTAAAACTTCCGGGAACTGATAATAATAAAATTGATAATTGGATTATGCATGAAAGTGAATTCACTGGTCCATATAGTGACGGACTTCCATGGGATGACGACCTATATACATTATTAGCAAGAACAGTGTTAGGACGCTCATCATAAATACACTAGTATGTATAATTATTTAATTGAAACTGTCGCCGAGGAGCACGTGCCAATTTATAGTAATCTTCTATATTCCAGCATTTAGATAAATAATTAAAGTAAATTTGATTTTTAATTATAGGGACTTTTATATATTAATATCGGGATTTGTAATGGATAAAACATGCCGAGAAGCGTATGATGTTTTCTGTCAATATAATCGTATTAATCCACCAATTAGAATGAAGGTAAAATATATTGTTGACGTTATGAAATCTCACTCCACTAAAGAAAAAACGGATTTTACATTTAATCACTTGGTCGCATTATCACGGTATATAAGCACTACACTTCGTGGTGAAAAACTGAATTCATATGAACAACATATTATTATGAAAGAACTTGGTTGTCTGAATATTGTGAGTTGGAATGGGGCACCGGCTTTAGTAAATAAAATAGTAGAGTCAATTACCCAAAAATAAATTTTAGAAATGCGTAATATATATTTTTTTAATATAGTATATATATTACACATGAGTTTTTTAAAACCATCTGAATTAATAAAAATACCCGAATATACTGATTGGAGTAGTGAAAAAGAAATTGAACTTTCTAATAATATTAAAATTAATGTATTAGAGGGGCAAGTAAAACACAAGGGTTGTAAAGGAGTATCAACATTATATAAACTTCCTCAAATAGCCACGCGAAAAGAAGTTTCTACTATAAGAAATTTAGTTAAAACATCGGAGTTTGATAGCGATCCCGATTCCGTGGACGGTATGCCCACATATGAGTTATATATTGAGTCTCCAGACATTAATAAAAATAAAAACTCGATGAAATTAGATCATCTCAAAAAGCGCGCGAAACTCAGAAAAAAATTACGCAAAGTAATGAAACCTATCATTGAGAACCGTATAAACCCCTATATAAGAAGTATGTATTCCAAACATTCAGACCCTTCTAGGCAATGCACGCCATGTTATTCCTTTATACGCCGCTATAAAAAAAATGAAAGACGTAGTCATGAAACACACCGCGATGGTCACGCATTTGTCACAGTTGTTATAAGTTTGGCCGATTATGAAACGGAATATAAGGGTGGATTATATGTCGCTACCGCCGATAGATATAAAAGTATGATTAGATTAAACAGGGGGGACGGAGTTGTCCATCAATATGATTTATTACATGGGGTGAAAGTATATGATAATGATTTTGGTGAAAGATGGTCATGGGTTATATGGTATAAAGATTCGGTTGATTGTACCGACTTTTCAAAGGAATGGTTTAAAGACAAAGCGCTTGAGGGAATACCTGTATATCAGGCACTATATGCCAACGTAGCACCTCAAAATGAAATGATCGTGTGGCACGAGAAGGCGGCCGCTAGAGGATTTACGAATTCAATGGTAAAATTAGCACGAGCGTATTTAAATTTATTACCCTCCCATTTAGAATTTAGTCCCGAAAAGGCCGAAAACTTATACAAAAAGGCTATTAGGATAACACGCGATCCCCACGCACAATATGGATTAGTCCAAATGATGTTAGGGGGTTTAATTCAATTTAAAAATCAATCCATGCGCGATTTACTAAAAGGTGTAGTTATTTTATTGGAGGACTCGGCAAAAGGCGGTAATGTTTTTGCTATGTTTAATTTGGGCGTGGCACATTTATATGGCTATTCGGGAGTTCAAAATAGTGAACTTGCTAAGGATTGGTTTGAAATTGCTAATTTACCAGAAGGATTTATTGCTGCCTCCATGTATTATAATTCAGTTGGCAAAACTCAATTGGCTGAAATTTTAAAAAGTCGCGCCCACAAAATGGGATTTGGTTCTGCCTGGAGACAAGTCGCGCGACAAAACACAGGTTTAGGTGGTGCTGCTGGTGTGGACATTAATTTACCATGGCCGGCATTACCTAATGGGATGAAACCGCCAGTATGGTAAATATTTATTATACTAAATAAATCCTATACACATTAACCTATATTAATCCGAAACTAAAGAGTTATAAACCATAAACCCGGACCCATTTACAATAAATGCTCTTAATACACAAAATGTTAAACCATTCCATAAATTCCCCATATTTATAGCAGTCATTATACTATTAGTTTTATAGGACTGATATCGGGTTTTTACAACATCTACGGGATATATAGCTAACCAAGAAAATACTCCAGCCGCACCGCCTGATATGAATGAATTAAATGAACTTGGTGTATCAAAATAATCTAAACCTTTATAATAAGTAGCGAAATATATACTTGTTGATAAAGATTCTCTAAAACAAGTAATATGTAACCCACGTGATAACCTAACATTATGAGTATTTGTTAATTGTTTTTTTATTTTTAATACTTCTATGGGGTTTAATATAAATCCTGTTATAAACCCTGAACCTAATCCAGAAATAAAGGGGGTATTAATTCTATCATTTATATATTGGTAGGACCCAAATTGAATGGAGTTGGCGACTCCTGCCCCATATAAAGGGTATAATAAACCTCTATACAATTTATTTATATTTAGGATTTTATAATTAATTTTAATATTACTTTGTTTTAAAACCTTTAACGTATCAAATGGATGGCCTACAAATGTTTGTACAGCACCCACTATAATACCATTATAGAAATCATTTCCCATTTATATATATTATTAAATTATTATTTAAGAGTATATACATTGTAGATTTTTTAGATAATTAATATTTTATAATCTCAATTAAGAAAATTTTGATTTTAAAATATTATTCTTATAATATGAATATGATGAGGGTTACAAAAAGAAATGGTTCTTCCGAACAGGTTAGTTTTGACAAAGTTACCAATCGCCTCCGTTTACTATGCGAAATGGGACCTAAATTAAAAAATGTTGATCATTTAGAAATTGCTCAAAAAGTAATTAGTAGAATTTACGATGGCGTTCACACATATGAATTAGATGAATTAGCCGCCGAACAATGCACCCAAAAAGGGGTTGACCACATTAATTATAATATTTTAGCCGGGAGAATTGCCATTTCTAATAATCAGAAAAGAACATCTCCTTCATTTTCTGAGACAATTACGAGTCTCTATAATAATACAGACGTTAATGGTGAACCGTCGCCACTAATTTCAGACGAAGTGTTCGCATTTGTCAAAAAAAATAAAACGAAATTAAATAGTTATATTGATTATAGACGAGATTATAATTTTGACTACTTTTCACTCAAAACATTAGAAAAGGCATATTTAATGAAAATCAATAATGTAATTGTCGAACGAATTCAGCATATGTTTATGCGAGTATCACTAGGTTTATATCCTAATAGTATTAAAGACGCATTGGAAACATATGATTTATTATCGCAAAAATATTTCATTCACGCAACCCCCACACTTTTTCATAGTGGAACACCGCGACCACAACTATTGAGTTGCTTCCTCTTAGAGGTGGGCGATAGTGTGGATGGAATGTATTCAGCAATGAAAAATTGTGCTTTAATTTCAAAATGGGCGGGAGGAATCGGTTGTCATATTCATTCTATCCGCGGAAATAACTCTCGTATTAGGAGCACGAACGGTAAGTCAAACGGAATTGTGCCAATGCTTAAAGTCTTTAATGATATTGCTCGGCATATTAATCAATCTGGGAAACGTAATGGGTCGTTCGCCATGTATTTAGAACCGTGGCATCCAGACATTATGGCCTTTTTGGAATGTAAGAAAAATCACGGGGACGAGGATGCGCGTGCGCGAGATTTATTCTACGCGATGTGGATGCCGGATTTATTCATGGAGCGAGTCGTGAAAAACGAATCATGGACGCTCTTTTGTCCTGATAAATGTAAAGGATTAGTAGAAGCATATGGCGATAATTTCAAAATTCTATATGAAAAATATGAGGCAGATGAAAGTAATATTATTAAACGGATGCCCGCCAGAGAAATATGGATGGCTATTCTTAACTCGCAAATGGAGACAGGCACTCCATATATCTGCTATAAAGATGCCTGTAATAAAAAATCTAATCAAAAAAACCTGGGAACTATCAAAAGTTCAAATTTATGTACTGAAATTATAGAATATTCCAACGAAAATGAGTACGCGTGTTGTACCCTGGCATCAATCGGTCTGCCTAAATATGTTATCCCGTTTGACGTTTCAACCTTGACAAATATTACGGTGTATACTATTGATAATTGTAAAACATGCCAATACGCGAAGAATATGTTGACATTTTATGATATAGATTATACAACGGTGAAAATTAACTTGGATAACGATGATGAATTAGCAACTTTGGCGGAAAAGTCTGGTAAATCGCCCAACAATTTGTCATTCCCGCTTGTATTTAAGGACTCTACGCTAGTTGGTGGTTTTAATGAATTATATAATCTATTTAGACCTACCTTTGATTTTGAAAAATTAATTTCAGTAGTCCGCCGCATCGTTAAAAATCTTAATAGTGTCATTGATCTTAACTTTTATCCTGTAGAGGAAACTAAGCGCTCAAATCTGAAACACCGGCCAGTGGGAATAGGTGTTCAGGGATTGGCGGATGTTTACGCACAGTTTAAATATCCTTTTGACAGCGACGAGGCCAAGCAACTGAATCGTGAAATATTCGCGGTCATTTATTATACCGCGTGCCAGATGAGTATGGAATTGGCACGCGACCGCAACGAAAGGATGGTGGAATTTAAAGCACAAATTAAAGGCAAGGTTTTGCCGGAATTGTATAGCAAAAGTGCTATGAAAAATTGCCGAGGTGTTAAATTATATCATGAACTCAATGTATCTCAATGTGAAATAGAACGGGATAGTTTCCTGGGATCATACTCCTCCTTTATTGGGTCGCCGATATCAGAAGGTAAATTTCAGTTTGATTTATGGGGAAAAGAACCAATTAAAGAAGTAAGTGGTATGACACTTGATTGGGAACAACTACGAACAGATATTATGACCCATGGGATTAGAAATTCATTACTTTTGGCACCAATGCCCACTGCCTCTACAAGTCAAATCTTAGGCAACAACGAGTGCATTGAACCTTTTACCTCTAATATTTATTCTAGAAGTACTTTGGCGGGACAGTTTATTGTTATTAATAAATTTCTACAGAAGGACATGCTCTCACTTGGTTTGTGGAATAACAGTCTCAAGGACCAAATTATCATTAACGATGGGTCAATTCAAAATATTAAAAACATCCCGACGATAATTAAAGAACTCTATAAAATCTCGTGGGATTTGTCCATGAAAGATGTTATTGATCAGGCAGCGGATCGGGCTATCTATGTTTGCCAATCACAGAGTTTGAATCTTTGGATTAAGAATCCCGATACAAATAAATTGAGTTCAATGCATATGTATTCATGGAAAAAGGGTCTTAAAACGGGTATTTACTATTTACGGCGGCGCGCGGTTAGTAAGGCACAGCAATTTAGTATTGACCCGGAACAAAACGACGAGTGTTTAATGTGTGGTTCGTAAATAAAATATAAAATAAGGATTGATAAATGACTATATCTAAAATTTGATTATTAACTATATGTCGGTGAAGTAGAACACTTGCTTAATTTCCACCAAAATGCCACACGATTACGCATACACCCAATATCCCAATAAGACTGAAGTTTATTATCATTGGTCCTACGACGACGTTCATACCAAAAAATGTGCGTCAACTATTTATAGTAGGCACCCATTGTATCGTCTATTTAGTTTTCGTATTTTTAAACACTGATATTGTATCATTCGTATAAAGTAAATAATAAATAATTATTATTTTCTTTTTATATATAAATGCCCAAGTGTAAAAATAATCCAAAAAAGACATACAATGGAACCGAACCTTCACCCAAGGGGAAGGGTTGGTGTGCGGGAGGTATGGAGGAGGGAGTAACTAAAAAAGGAACGGACGGGAATAAATGGATAGTCGCTTCAAATAAACTAGGCCACAAGCGGTGGAAGAAAGATACTAAAACTAAAAGCAAAACCAAGAGCACACTTACGAGTACAACTAAAAGTAAAACTACATCAACCAATAAGAGTGTTGACCCTGTTGATTCAAGACCGTTGTGGAAGAAAGCATTGGGGTATTTAGTTGATGGATTGGACTATTTATTAGATGGTAAAACAACATATCTTGATCCTGATAAACCCTTATATATTAGAATCACTCCTGAGTATTATACTTATCATGAATATGACGACGAACCTTGGGTCGAAACCAAAGATTTTAAGTTTACTAAAAAAAATAAACCTTCCAATAAAGATATCGTGAAATTTTATAAAAAATTTATGTTAAATAAAAGGAAAGGTCTCTCGTTGAAGGATTACTTAGACTTAACACATTTTAAACTTATAGACGTTTATATGGTTGGTAATAACATTGAATACAAATTTAAATGTATGTCATGTATCCATCCAACTAATGGTCATATACTTACACCTGATCGCGCGTCCGACCCACGGGAGACGGGTTTTCTTTCTTGGAAGAGATTTGCGAATGACGCGATGACCGACGGATTCTATAAACGTACGACGGCCGGCGACCCTATTAAATTTGTAAAAGTTGATAAACAACAGGTGAATGTGCGGATTTG